ATGTAAAGAAAAGGTACAATTTGCTGCATTAAGTGATGAGAAACGTTTAGTAATGGGACCTATTTTAATCCCTGATAAGCAAATATTAAGAGTAGATGGAGAAGGAAAACCTTACCATGTATTCTTTAAACCTGAAACAATTAAGAAGTTATCGGAAATGTACTTAAAAAAGAAGTACACAGATAAATCAACATTAGAGCATGATAAGAAACTTAATGGAGTTACGCTTGTTGAAAGTTGGATTAAAGAAAGCATTACCAAAGATAAATCAGCTTTGTATAATCTTAATGTTCCGGTTGGTACTTGGATGGGAACGTTTAAGATTGATAATGATGAGATTTGGAATGATTATGTAAAGACTGGTGAAGTAAAAGGATTCTCTATTGAGGGTTTATTTGGGCATAATTTGGTATCTGCTGCATTAGTGGAGGAAATATACCTAACTAAAGAGATAAGCGATTTAAGCGAACAGGAAGCGGCAATAGTACTAAGTAAGATTAGAGCAATGTTTGAATCTTATTCTGATTATGGTGAAGGTATTCGTAACAATGCCAAAAGAGGTATTGAATTAAACGAAAAGAATAATAACAAATGTGCAACTCAGGTAGGTAAAGTGAGAGCACAACAATTAGCAAATGGAGAAGCGATATCAGTTGAGACATTAAAGAGAATGTACTCATACCTTAGTAGAGCAGAAACATATTACGATGAAACGGATATGAATGCTTGTGGTACTATATCATTCCTATTATGGGGTGGTAAAGCAGGACTCGCATATAGTAGAAATAAATTAAAAGAATTAGGTATATTAGAGGAAGGTGAACAACCATCAGTAAATTCAACTTATCCTGGCGAAGCAGCTAGTGGAAGTGTAGCACCTGCTTTGTTAGCATTAGAAGGTTGTCCTCCAGCAACTTACGATATTAAGTTAAACATAGAGAATAGACAAAAGTGTATAGATGAAGCAAATTACGGGCCACTTAACCCAAACGAACCAAACGAAGAATATTGGCAAGCAAAAGCAGACCAATTCAATGGAAGTAAAGAAGAAGCAAAAAAAGCCCTTTGTGGTAACTGTGCATTCTTTTACAGAACTCCAGAAATACTTAAATGTATCGCAGAAGGATTAGGGCAAGAAGTAGACCCTTACGAAGCAATTGAAGCTGGTGAGATTGGATATTGTGAGGCTTATGATTTTAAATGTGCAGCAAGTAGAACTTGTGATGCATGGGTAGTAGGTGGACCTATTACAATGGCTGAAGTAGGACCTAGAGGTGGAATTAAAGAATCACCTAAAGCACCTAAATCAGATACAAAGAATCCTAACCCAAAAGGTGAAGGTACTGCTAAAGGAGATGCATCAGGCAAATCTGCTAAAGTAACTGCTGAGCAAGAGAAAACATTACAAGGTAAGGTTGATGATTTTAATAAGAAAGAATCTAATACTAAGAATGGTAACGCTACATTAGGACAATTAAAATCAGTATTCCAAAGAGGATTAGGTGCATTCAATACATCACATTCACCAAGAGTACAATCAGCAGAACAATGGGCATACGCTAGAGTAAACGCTTATTTATATTTACTAAAGAATGGTAGACCAGAAAATCCAAAGTACACAACTGATTACGATTTATTACCTAAAGGACATCCAAAAGCACAATAATGAATATAAATTCAGTATATAAGAAGTATTTAAAATTCGCTGAGAAAAGAGTAATGTCACGCAGAGCTTTAAGAACCAAAACATTAAATTGGAATAGACCATTTAAGATTTGGGGAAGAACTATTGAAGGTGATGCATACGAAGGTAGAGAGTTATTCTCATTTGCTGGTCCATCACGTTCACCTGGCGTACCATACAATTATAATGCTTTAGGATATATGATATTCTATGATATGAACAAAGGAGCTTATAGAACTTTTGTTTATGACCTTATTACTGCATTTGAGCAAGATGGTGTTAAATACGATATAGTTTAAAAGGAAGCAGCAAGACCTGCTTTGAATAATTCTTTTCTTATTGTATATTCTTCTACATTAAACTTTTTAGATAATCCAACGATACTAAGTCCACCTTTATTTGGTGTGTAATTTTCTACACAAAATTTTACTTCTTCTGGAGTTAATTCAGCTTTATCCCAAAACGGAATTGGTTTACCTGTTTTTAACCATTCCTTACTAAATACCCCAAAGTGCATTTGTAATCTATTGAATACTTTTGTGATATAATGTCTATCTACTTTGTATCCATTTATTTCAGTTAAATCATTCATTATATTTCTACGATTGAAATCCTCAATAGAATCTACATCACGTAGGAAATCAATAACAGCAGCTACTACAATATTTCCTTTTTTAGTATTAACAAACTTATCCCTATGCTCATCCATATAATCTACAAATGCATGTAATAGTTTAGTTGAAGTTTCCATTTCCTCTACTCTAGTTGAATCATCATCAGCTATATCCCAATTTTCATTTAAATAATCTAACTTAATAGTTTTCTTTGTACCTGTATATGCTTTAGTATTGTGAAAGATATAATAGTTACGGGCACATACTGTCATATAAGAGAATGCTTTACCTTTACCTTCTTTAATCCTATACAATCTTTCAGTAAGATACGAAGTACAATCCATCATAATATCTAATATCTCACCATCCATATAGGTTGGTTTAACTTTATTATACATTACTTCTGCAATCTTATAGATAGCTGGATAGATTATACGAAATAATTTATTTCTTTCTTCTTGAGTTTCTACTTCATTGTATAATTGTATTGCTTCTTCAACTGATTCGTTAAAGTAGTTAGAAACACTATTAGGATTTTTCTTACGTGGCATTATAACTTTTGTTTATATTATAACAAATTGTTTAATGATTGTTATATTACTACAAAGATACTAAAAATAACTGATAAAACCAAATAATATGCCAATACCTAAACCAACTGCAGCAGAAACCCAAAATGATTATGTGGGGCGTTGTATGAGTGAGATTAGTGGTGAATACCCACAAGACCAAGCAGTAGCTATATGCATTTCTACTTATCAAAGAGGTGAGATGAGTAAACAAAAACTATCAGACCCACAAAAGAGAGTAGCAGCTAAATTAAACTTTGATGCAAAATTTAAAGGAATAAATTTAGCACCTGAAGGAGAAGATGGTCCTTGTTGGGATGGATACGAACAAATCGGAACTAAGACCTTAGATGGTAGAGAAGTCCCTAATTGTGTACCTATAAAGGATTAAAATACGATAGTTAATAAGGCGCCTGCCAGCGAACATAACAAACGTATAAAGCCCCTCAAAATGGGGCTTTTTTTTGCTTAAATGTGAATAAATTTTCTATAAAAGCTTGTTTTATTCAAATATTTTTCGTATGTTTGTTATATGAGAGAACTACTAAAAACCCCTAAAACAATGACAGATACCGAATTGAAAGACCTGTACGCATCCATCCAAAAAGGATACGATGAACTTATCGAACGAAACAAACAAACACTCGAATGGATGAAAAACGTTGGATTAACCAAATAATAGTAACTTATTGATTATCAACAGGTTAGCTAAAAACAGCAAATTAAAGGGTAAATTCTTTGGTAGTTCAGTATTTTTTTCGTATCTTTACATAAACAAATAAGTTATGGAAGATAGAATATTATCATTAGAACGCAGATTAGAAGCGCTACTAAGAGCTCTACCAAAAGAATTAGGGGATAGAGTAGACGAAGAAAAGTTTATCTTAAGAAAGGAAACTGGTACAAAGTATAAGGTTCAATTCCTTATTGAAACTGATAAAGGTACTAAACCAATTACAATAGATAATATATGGGCATGGAGTGATAAGGATGCTATGTATGTAGGTTCAGTATTGCATGTTAAACCTGAAATGGATAGGTTACAGGCCAATGGGGTTATCCGTTTCTATAAGATAATCAATAAGAAAGTTTTGTAATATCAAAATAATTTCGTATCTTTAGAAAATAAAACTACTAAAACAGCGTTAATCTTTTTTGAGATTGTATTTATTAGTAGGAAATAAAATAAACAAAATGGCAAAAGACCCAGCAGTATTATTATATACATCTGATTTTATCAGCGGTACTATTACAATGACACACGAGCAAAGAGGAAAGTATATACTACTACTTTGTATTCAACACCAAAAAGGTAAACTTACTGAGAAAGATTTAAAAGCAATTCTAAATGAAGAAGATATAGAAGTTGCTGAAAAGTTTGATAAAGCTAATGATGGATTTCTTTATAATAAAAGAATGTTAGAAGAAAGTATTAAAAGAAAAACTTTTACAGATAGCAGGAAAGCAAATGGTAATAAAGGTGGAAGACCTCCTAAAGTTAGTATAAAATCTAATGATAAACCTAATGGTTATCCTAATGGTAAACCTACAAATAACCTTATCGAGAATGAAAATGCAACTGTAAATGTAAATACAGATGCGAATACAGTTTTAAATAAAATTGCTACTGTAAATCAGTCTAGTGCTACTGGTAATGATTTTAAACCAAAGTATTCAGAAGAAGAATTTGATAAAGTATTTAATGATTAAAATAATAAGTTATGAAAAGTGATGAAGAATTAACTAAAAAGTATTGGAGTTTATTTAGTGAACCAATAGAAGCAGAAGCACCTGTTAGTGAAAGTATTAAAGTACTTCAGCCTAAAAAAAGAGAATTTAAACCTATAATGACTGAAGAAGAATTTGATAAAATCTTTGGTAGTTTGGAATAAATTTCGTATCTTTACAAAACAATAAAATAATATGTTAGAAGTTAGAAAAACAAATGAGGGAGTTGTACTATCCCTATCCTTTCAGTTAGATAAAGAAGATGCTACTGATTTGATTAAAGAATTACAGGAGTATGTAAAACCTAAAGTTACTTTCCATAATAAAGCTCATGAAGAAGCATTTCATCAAGCACAATCTAAATTAGCATTAGAGAAAGAAATGAGAAGAATGTTTGTGGATGTATTAGATACAGAGTATTTGGAAACTAAATTTGCTACCACATATAAGCTAGATGAATTAAATAGAGAGATTGAAATCACTCGTAAGAAACTAAACGAATTAAAAAATAAATAATATGGACTTAAATGAAATCCTAAGCAAGAAATCAAATGAAGTGACAAAAGAAGAAATGGCATTTGTATTTGAGAATTTAGATTGGGCTAAATTAGCATCAAAGTATGCAGAGAATGTTGGTGATATTGATTTTGAAATACCAGCAGAAGAATTAAAAAACTTTATCAGAAAAGAAGAAGATAAAAAAGATTAGGGACAATATGTTACGTTTGAATACTTATAATAAGCTAGGGTTCTTTATTTTATTGAATTGCCATTTTGTATTTTATTTCCCTAGCTTACCCTATATTTTGAGAGGCTGGTGTCATTTCCAGTCTCTCTTTTTTATGCTTACTTTTCTGAACTACTAATATTTATAGATACAAAACAATATACAATGGCAAAGATTGAAATTAAAGATTTAAAAGGATTTACTGATTACTACGCTGGTAGTGATGGATTAATCTACACAACAAAGATAT